AATTACTATTTTATCTCCAAGATCGCGGTCGTAGTAACCGAGCCTATTAAGATAGGGCGTCTTTAGAATTGTTACCGGTCCATATTCCAACGTGTTCATTGGTTTTTAGTCTCTTATTTCGTACAAAATTTTATCTAATAAAATTATCACTGCAGTTCTGAAAAAATCTTGTCTAGCGTTTTCGCTTAGTTCTGAATATCTTTCAGAATTCATAAACTGCACTACGTTTTCAGCTGAGCTTTTATTGAATAAAAGTTCTTCAGCCCATTCAACCGGCGGCGTGTAGGTATTACTCATTTTATCTCCTCTATTTTCTCAAAATCCTTCTCAGGACTGCTCAGTGCTTTTTGTCTTTTATCTGAATCGGGAACTAAAGTGAGGCCGGAGGAAACGGAAATGGTTAGCTCGCTGATTTTATCTTTTAATTTTTTATCTAATTTTTCAATCTGCGCGGGGGACTTAAAGCTGTGGTTTTTTAAACTGTCGCAGCTCGTAAGCTTTGACAAAACATTTTCGGCTTCTATTTCATCCCTCCACTTCCTAGTCGCTCTTTTCTCAACAAGCTTCCAACCAGGCGGGCACCGGCCATGCTCGGCTTCGGAATACGCAAAAGCCCTTACGGATTTGGCATAACCTTCAAGCATTTCTAATTTATTTAAAGTCTCTGACAACTTTGCGGGGTCATAAGACAGCACAGGCGAGAATTCAGTTTGAGCAACATCCAAAGCTTTTTTACCGAGCTCAGGACAAATTCCAGCAGCCGGGCAAAACCTGCAGTGATCGCCAGCTATAATCGGAGCATTTGGATCTTCTGTTTTTTCAGCAAATTGTTTTAAATCGGCGGCAAATTCCAATAAATCAAAAGCGTCAAAACGCCAACGCCTCACCGGGCCATCCATGTGAGTGGCTCTGGGCTGAACGATGACAAGCTCCACTTGATCGCAAATAAACTCTGAAGACAACAAAGCCCCTAAACCGTAATACATAAGCTGAGAATTATTTTCTACTTCAACCAAAATCCCTTGGCCGTATTTAAAATCATAAACTCTTAGTAGCTTTGTGGACGGATAATAAATAACTGCATCGGCAGTTCCATAAAGCCCTGGATGAATAGATGAGAGATCAAATTTATGCTCGATTAAAACCTGATTTGATTTTCCACTCTCTCTTTGAATCAGCTCCACATAAAATTGAACTGCATTCATCATTTCTTCATCACCGCATTCAATAATGCCCGTACTTAACCAATGAGATGCAATCTCGTGCGCCCTGGTTCCCTCATCAGCATAAGAGGACTTGGGAGATTCTATCCCCTCACTCATTCGAACAGAACCAGGGCACGCCGACCAACGGTACATTGAAGATGCACCTATTTTTGAATGTTTATTTTTTTCAGTTTCCATAAATTTAAATATTTCGTGACTATCTAATTTATAAAGAGGCTTGAACTACAGCCATCAGCTCCTGGTAACGTACTTCAGAGACCTCACCCAAACGTGAGACGCCAAAGTCCTTGTATATTTCCAAAACTTTTTTTACACCCTTGGTGTCGCTTAGCTTTTTAATCTCAATTGAAAGAGCTTCCTTGGTGATCTTTGGAGCGTCTTCAATGTCTAAAATGGCAGGTGGGGTTTGTTTATTAAGATCAGCCTTAGCTTCAGCCATTTCCTCCAAAAGCTTTTGGGTTCTAATGGCTTTAGCCTGCATTTTTTCCTCTTCACTCATGGGAGGACGGCCTGCACGGCTCTTTATATTGGTATTGAGTTTAGGCGTCGGTTTTGATACTGGTAATGGACCTGTGTTTTGAGGTGCGGGCTCAGGTTCAAATCCAGTCGCGCCGACCATTAAAACTGGTGATTGTCCAGTGGAGCCTAGGTTAAAGGAATTTATAAAGGCTTTCATCTCATCAAGAACTGAGATGGTTTCCCCTGAAAAGCTAATCTTAATCACTTTTTCCCCCAATGACTTTTAAACTTTTACAATAATAAATCTGATATCGTGATTTCGCGATTTGTATCTGGTTCAAAAATGTCTGTCAAGTCTTTAGTCTTTCGAGCCAATATTTCACAAACTCTTTCATCCAAAGAATTTGCTAGGCCAACAAATCTGACATTCACAGGATTTCTCTGGCCATGACGATGGCAGCGAGCGATGGCTTGGGCGTTTGCAGCCGGTGTCCATTCCTGCTCTGCCATTAAAACGTTGTGCGCAGCTGTTAAATTAATAGCAATTCCAGCCGCCGTAATGTTTGCAATAAAAACTCTATATTTTCCGTAATTATTAAATTTATCTATGTTTCCATGGGCTTTATTAAATTTAGAACCACCGTATAAAACCAGCGGATTATAATCCCGCAGCCTATTTCGCAAACCCTCGATAACCCCTCGATGAATTGCAAAGATAACTATTTTTTCATATAAATTAGCGTCTAATTCAGACTTCACAAGCTCTGCTATTTTTTCAACTTTTTGAATTCCAATGTAGCGCCTCACCATTGAAACCGATTTAGCCAAACCTTTTAAAACTTCAATGCTCTGAGTGTTGATGGCTTTATCGATGGATTGAAGCTCTGCTTTTAATCTCTCCTCTAATTCTGCTATTCTATTTTCAGGATACAAATAGTTTACAAAAGCAAGATCCATGTCATAGTCCACCTCTCCTGATTCAACAACCAGGTTTGAGAAAAATATAGGTGGAATTTCAGTTCCTAATTCTGCTTTCATTCGCCTCAACATTATTTTAGCAAGGAGTCCACGGAGCTCTGGGATTTTATCTCTTTTTGTACCTGCAACTTGCCAGCCTTTTCCAGAAAATCCCGGACGTACATGACAAAACCGTTGTATGAAATTTTCATTTTTAAGATCGGTGACCCCGAAGGTATATAGTAGTGGCCAGAGTTCTCCGGCGTGATTTGGGGCTGGCGTCCCGGAGAGGACCCAGGTTTTGCATTTGGAGTTTTTGGATTGCTCATGAATTATTCCTTTTTTGCCAAAAATGGCGTGAGTTCTTTTTGCTTTAATGTTTTTCGCGTAATGAACCTCATCAATGATAAGCACGTCAAATTGACCAAGACAAGCTGGATTTAAACGAGTCAGTAAGTCAAATGAAATGATTATGGAATTTTGAGAAATGATATCTTTGAGCGTAGTGAGTATTTGAAATTTACGGCCGATTTTTGAAAACTTTTGAAACTCTCGATCCCAATTAATCCGTGCAACTGCAGGACAAACAACCAAAATTCTTTTTGCTTTTATAATATCGGCTGCAGTGATTGCTTGAGCAGATTTTCCAAGGCCCATCTCGTCTGCCAGCAGAGCCACTTTGCGGGATCTTAAAAACTCAGCGCCGGTAATTTGATATGGGAATAGTTTATTTTTCAACTGATTTCAGCGCTGCAAGACAAATAGCGTGCGGGGCTGATTCGCCTGACTCAAACTTTGAATCGTCCACACTTACAAACTTCTTGGCAAAAAACGCCCTCCATTCAGTCGCGTTTTCTATCTCTGGACTAAATAATGTAAATGCATCTCGCCAATGTTTTGTGCGCATATGTTCCACCACTTCCCATGCTGCAGAAATGTCAGTGGAATAATCTGGAATCGGTTGTGTAGAAAAATTTTTGCCTGGATCTGGAGGAGGCCAATAATCTCCTTGTTCTTTAGTCACGGGAATTCCCATCACTTTCTCAGCAATCAATGCGTCTAGCTCGCGACCTGGTTTTAAATCTTTCATATCAAAACTTCCCTATGTATTTAGCTTTAAATTTTCTCAATACGGCCAAAATCTTTTCAGGATCCTGAACAATTATTTCCCCACCTGAAACGATAATGCTTGGTCGTTTGATAATGATAAGCTGATCGTTTTGATGGACATACCAAACACCATTAGCAGGGACAACCTTAATTTTAATAAAATCTCCTCCCGAAATCGGCCAGTAAAAGGGCTTCAGCTCTACCGTCGTCTTTTTTCCTTGTCCATAAATAAGAACTGTTTGGGAATTTTTTAGATGCAAGAGCTCGAGAAGCGTCCTTATTAGAGCTTAATCCATAGACTCCTTTCCAAACTGCAGGGGGCACTGTAAAAACCGGGCACTTAAAGGCATGAAGCATCCCTATGACCAAACCCTTTGATACGCCAAAACCAAACATCGATGTGACTCCTTGGCCAGGCATAGCGTGGACGTCTTCAATGATGGCAATCTCCACATCCCCGATGATTGCAGATAGCTCAGCGGCCAATATGGACGCGTTTATGATGTTTTTACCACCTGCTCCCTGAGGACTGAGCGGAAAGTCCCAAATCTTATGGGCCAGATTAGTGGTGGGGTTTAATAGCGCAAGAGCTCCTGATAAACCAGGATCAATTCCTAAGATGAAGGGTTTTTTAAACGGTTTTTGTTCCATTGATTAAGATTGAGCATGGAAGTTTGATCGGCGCAAATCGCATAAAAGTGGTCGCGGTTTTTTGGCCAAAGCTTGTGTTTGTATGGCCAAAATGAAGCGCCAAGACTTATTAATTGCACAATGCGAAAAGCTAATTGGAAACAATTGCCCAGAGGGGGGTGCGTCAGGGCATGACCAAATGTCCACTGTTTTTGGAGTGGGCATCCACAGTGGGCATTTGTAAGTACTTGATATTGTTGGGAGTGGACATCAGTGGGCATTGCAGTGGGCATTGCAAACCAGTAGTGGGCATTACTTTCCGCACACTAGAAGTGCGGAAGTATGTCCACTGGCTACTACTTGGATGATTGGAAATTAATTGTGGGTTGGAATTTACGGCTAAATAAAGCCGCCGAGTTTCGGCGAATTTGGGGTTTTGAAGTTTGAAGGTCTTTGAGGTTTTTAAACTCCACGGCTTTTAGATTTAACGGAGAGTTAAGATAAATGTCGGTGGAATTGAAAACGCCGAGCCCAATAGATTCTAAATTGGATTTTAGTGGTCTTGTGGGGTTTGAAGGTTTTTGTGAAAAATCGAGTCTCGGGTTTGGCAGTCTCGCCCGATCCTCTATACCCTCGCTATGCCTTAGCTCTAGACTGCCTAGTTGAACCGCTAAGGCCATGAGACTTAGGAGAGGAGCGACCGGTCGTGAGACCGATGACTTAAACTCCCAGGAGCCTCAAGGTGAGGTTTTTCTGATTCAGTGTTGATGTATCACGGTGAGTGAATTTTTCAAGTGTCTTGTGTCAATTTGATCCGCTCTTGTTTGAGTGAGACCTTTGGTTTAACAAGACCATGAGGCGGTGGAACCTTTTGGGTGTTCAAAAACCCTCCAAGGCCTCATAAGGAAGTGAAACACCCCTTGGACTCGTGACCCTTGGGGTGTTTTTATTTACCCACTTCTTTTTTAGTCAGCTCCATAAAATATTCCTTAGCATTGACAAAATCGGGGAATACGAGAGTTTCATTATTGACGACTTCGTACCATGTTCGATTTTCAGTGGTAACTCGGGCTAGCCATGTTTTTCCGTCATCTGATACGGCTAGTGTATCGATTTTTTTAGATTTCACTCGGCACCTTCTTGTTCAATGACTTCGTAGATGTATCCCCATGCCGATTCGAAATCATCGAATTCAATGCCCCCGAAACAGACGTTCGAACACCAGTCAATTATGATAAACTTTTTCACTCGGCACCGCCCGTTGCTTTGTTAATGGCATTTCTTAAGTCCCTAAGTTGTCCAATTATTTCTAGTCTGCATTGATAAGGCATTACGGCATCCAGTTTAGCAATTGCATCTGATAAGGCTTTAGATGCCTCTAACAATTCAGGTGCGGCGGCGATAAGTAAAGCTACATCTGATTTAGTAGTTTCAACTTTACATTGAGTTTCGTAGCCGTTGCCATTGTAAGTGAAAAAATGAAGTTTAGTCGCTGAATGCCTTCTTACTTCCCAAGGTCCCTTTGTATGTTTCATGTTTTTTTCTCCTTTAGACCCGGTTTCAACGGGTCGGTTTAGTCTCATCAGTACCGGCAACACCGGCACACTCCCTCTTGATAAGTGAGGGAGTTTCGACTTAGGCTTTTTTAACGGGCAAACTTTTTTTGAGTATTTCCAGATAAGACTCTAATGACTTCTCCAATTCAAAATACTTCTCGTGGTGATAGTTTGATTGAGTGTAGAGAACATGTCCGGCGTGTTTAACTATGGTTTGAGAAGTTTTAAAAACCCCTCAATCTCTTTTATTTTGCTTTTGATACCATTTACTTGTTCTTTTGTTTGGCTTGACACTCTCATTGTTTCACTCCTTTTTTGGTCTCGGGTTCAATCGAGACGGTTAAATTATAATCCGATTGTCTCCAGATCTTGAATTGATACGTTTGATTTTTGGTCCATTAAGGTTTTAACTTCTCTAGGACTTATCATACAAGCTCGGGCTATAAAAGCAGTCCAGCCTAGTATTCCGAGAATGACTCCTAGACTTATTAATACCTGTATTGTTGTTCTCATTGTTTCGCTCCTTTTTTCACTCGGGTTCAATCGAGTTTCGGTTTTTGATCGTGTTAAAGTAATTATCGGGCAATGCGTCAAAAAACTCAAGTAAAATAAAAAACTATTTTACAAACGCTTGTAGTGATTGAATAAAAATGTTGTTTTAAAATCAATGGAAGATAAAAAACAAGTCTGGAATAAAAAGATCACTGCAGAAGTAGAAGATAAAATAATCGAACTACTTAAATCAGGTAAAAACATCACTCAAACCTCAAAAATAATAGGCGTTCACCCCTCTACAATATGGAGTCATAAAGAAACATACCCTTTGTTCGCGACAAAATTCACAAGTGCGCGCATTGCAGGAGTAGAAATTTTGGTCGACGAGCTTCAAGACGTTGCTGATAACTATTCAGACCCACAAAAAGGAAGATTAAAATCTGACAACTTGAAATTCATTATTCAACACCGAGATCCGGCCAACTGGAGTGATAAGATTCAGCTAGATATAAATCAAAATATCGATATCAGAGGCGCATTGGATGAGGCAAAAAACAGAATTCGCGATATCATACAAATACCATCGGCGCAACTAGTTGAATCAACAACAACAAAATTGATCGGCGCTACAGGTTGCCAACCTGATGACCAACAAAAAAATGCCCCGACTTTGGTGAGCATTGACGATTTGCTAAAATAAACAAAGGCATTCCTAAAAAGACCGGCCCGGGGTGGCGGTACCCCCGGAAATAAAACTTCTGCCCATTATTAGCGGTACCTTTGCAAACAGGAATTTTATTTTTTTAAATTAATTAATTTAGTTAACGCAGTATTTAATCTTAATTAATTAAAATTAGTTTTTATTGTTTTTAATTTTTAAATTAATTCGTTTTTAAATTGCTAGTTTGTGCTTCCACCAATCCAAATCCCTTGCTACCGATTAAATATGGCGGAATTTTTGTTTAGAACTAACCCCATGATTATTGTTTATGCCATCACGCTTGTTTTGGTTTTTTTGGTTAAAGTGTGAAGTGGTTCATAAATTTTATTTTTGCTCTTTTAACTTGGACTTTAATTATTTGGTTAATCAAACGATAAAGGGGAATGAAGATGAATGTGTTTTCACTGCTTGGCCACTTAGGAATGTTGATCCATATGGGAAAAGACATTAACGGTATAGTTCAAAACTTGGTTCAGAAAAAAGAATCAATGCCTTCATCTGCGGAGTTCCACCTACTCATCGATGACGCTATTGAATTTTTGCAAAGCGGACTTTTAAATCTTCCAGCTGATGTGCAAAAAAACATGATCGTGGCTTTGCAAACTGCAGAAGCTCAAATCTGGCCCGTAGCTCCAGCCGTATAAATTTTACATGGCCAATGACCAAAGGCCTTCAGCTGCCGATGAGCAGCGACTCATGGTTGAGTTGTGGGATCCGGCGCTAAAGGATAATTTATTAGCTTATGTCATGTTTGTTTTTCCTTGGGGAAAGCGGGGAACACCTTTAGAAAATTTCAAAGGCCCAAGGGATTGGCAAAAAGAAGAGCTTAATAATATTTCCTACCACATCGCTGAAAATAAAAAATTAATTCTAAACGGTAAAATGCCAATTGTTTATAAATCAGCCACTGCATCTGGCCGAGGAGTTGGTAAATCGGCACTTGTCGGAATGATTGTGAATTGGTTTTTAACGACAAGAATCGGTGCAACTATCATTGTGACTGCAAACACCGAGAGCCAGTTAAGAACAAAGACTTGGCCCGAGGTTGGTAAGTGGCACACGATGGCCATTAATTCCCACTGGTTTGATAAATCAGCACTTTCGTTAAAACCTTTTCCTTGGTTTGAGCAAGCGCTTAAAAAACAATTAAAAGTGGACACTGGTTATTACTATGCTCAAGCACAACTGTGGTCGGAGGAAAACCCGGATGCATTTGCAGGAGCCCATAATCAAAACGGCATGCTTCTTATCTTTGATGAATCTTCTGGTATTCCTAGCCCTATATGGAAAGTATCAGAGGGCTTTTTCACAGAACCCATATTGGACCGCTACTGGTTTAATTTCTCTAACCCTCGCCGTAACACTGGCGAATTTTTTGAGTGTTTTCATCGGTATCGAGATTATTGGAGAAGACGGAATTTAGATTCTCGGACCGTTGAAGGTACTGATATAAATTATTTAAACGAGCAAATACTCAGGCACGGAGAAGACTCTGATGAAGCACGCGTTGAAGTCAAAGGTGAATTCCCAAGACAAGGGGATAAGCAGTTTATCTCTAGAGAAATTATCACAAATGCTATCGACCGGCAGATTGAACCAGACGAACACGCAGCTCTTATCATGGGCGTCGACCCAGCCCGGTATGGTGACGATTCAACTGTCATTCGATTTAGACAAGGCAGAAATGCAAGACTTATTGCGCCCATCGTGATGAAGGGTGCTGACAACATGGCGGTAGCTAATAAGTGTGCCGAGCTGATTCAAAAATATAATCCCGACGCCGTTTGTATTGATGCGGGAAATGGAACTGGGATTATAGATCGATTGCGAGAAATGAAATACAAGGTGTTTGAAGTTTGGTTTGGCGGAAAATCTGATGAGCAGGAATGGGCCAATAAAAGAACAGAGCTTTGGGATCGAATGCGAGATTGGCTTGGCGGAGGATGCATCGATAAAGAGCAAGATCTCATCGATGACTTATCAGGACCTCAATATAAGTTCATGGGATCTTCAGATAAAATCATGCTTGAGACGAAAGAAGAGATGAAGCGTCGGGGATTTTCAAGTCCTGACCACGGAGATGCTTTGGCCTGTACGTTTGCCGTTAAGGTAGCAAGGCAGGACTTTAAAACCAGGCGCGGTGGAAGATCTACCAGGGCTCGGGGCATGGACTTTGATCCATTAGAATAGGTCTTGCCGCGATTAGAGTTTGGTGTGAATTTGAAAATAAGGGGTGAAATTTATGGGTGGGGGTTCTTCTCAGCAATTGACTTTACCGGCGGCACCTGTAGCGCCGACTATTGATAATTCACAAGTAGCACTCGAAGCGGCTAGAAAGCAGCAAAAGGAAGCTAAAGGAGCTGCAGCCACTTTAATTTCTACACAGACAGTGGGCTCAAGTGGGTCTTCTATTTTGGCCCCAGGTTCTTCTCAAACTAAAAAATTAACGTTGGGTCAATGATACAATCCAGAGCAGATCAAGAATTAGCAGCCTCGGTTATAAAAGAATTTAACCAAGCTGCAGCTTTACGTGGAAATTTTGAAACTCACTGGCAAGAAATTGCGCAGAGAATGATCCCTAATGAGGTCGCATATTTTAATGCTTTTAATCAGCAGCGCAGCCAAGGGGAAAAAAGAACTCAGTTTGTTTTTGATTCAACAGCAGCAAACGCGCTTAAAAACTTTGCAGCCATCTTAGATTCCTTGCTCACACCTAGAAATGAAACTTGGCATCAGATCCAAGCTTCTGATCCGTCTTTAAATAAAAGACGAGACGTGCAGCTTTGGATGGAAGAGGTTAACGGTTTACTATTTAAATATCGTTATGCCCCTAATGCTAACTTTGCCTCTCACAATCAAAAAAACTATAGAGCATTGGGAGCTTATGGAACAGGAACCCTATTTATAGACGAGTTAACTCGTGAAAAGGGTTTAAGATATCGCTACATTCATTTAGCTCAAATCTATTTCATGGAAAATCATCAAGGCTTGGTCGATAGGGCCTATAGATATTTCCCGATGACTGCTCGTCAAGCTTATCAAAAATGGGGTGATAATTGTGGTCCGGAGATTTGTGAAAAAGCAAAGTCAGCTCCAGACACTCAGCTTCAATTTATCCACTGTGTGAAACCCAGAGAAGATTTGGATGTCACTCGCTCTGACTACCGAGGCATGCGTTTTGTTTCATACTACATTTCGGTTCAAGGGCAGATATTACTTTCAGAAAATGGGTATAATACTTTCCCTTATGCCATCTCAAGATACGAACAATTTGATAACGAAGTGTATGGAAGATCTCCAGCGATGGACGTCTTGCCAGCTGTTAAGACTTTAAACGAGCAGAAAAAAGCTCTGCTAAAACAAGCTCACCGAATTGTGGATCCAGTTTTACTTACTCACGATGACGGAGTGGCCGATGCTTTTGATTTCAGACCTGGCAGCATAAACGCTGGAGGCGTCTCAGCTCAAGGCCAACCCCTTGTCCACATGCTCCCCACCGGAAACATTCAAGCCGGTAAAGAGACAATGGATGACGAGCGAAAAATAATTAATGACGCATTCCTGGTTAATTTGTTTCAGATTTTAAATGAGACTCCAACTATGACGGCCACTGAAGTTATGGAAAGAGTTAAAGAGAAAAGTATTTTGCTTGCTCCAACTATCGGTCGCCAGCACTCAGAATATCTTGGTCCCATGATTGATCGAGAGCTCGATTTACTGGCCCGTCAAGGAATGCTACCTCCGATGCCAAGGGCGTTGATTGAAGCTCAAGGCCATTATAAAATGCAGTACTCATCTCCCATCACAAGATCTCAAAAAGCTGAAGAGGTCGCAGGTATGATGAGAACTTTGGAAAACACAATCAACATAGTCAATGCCACTCAAGACCCTTCACCACTTGATAATTTTAATTTTGATAAAATACTTCCAGAAGTGGCTACCATTCAAGGTGTTCCATACCACTGGATGAACAGCGTTGAAGATATAAAAAAGATCAGAGATCAAAGAGCACAAGACAAACAAGTTCAGCAGGCAACACAAGTGGCTCCAGGTGCAGCGGCTATGATTTCAGCGCAAGCGAAACAAACCGCTGCCAACAAACAATAATCGCATGATGCGGTTTTAATTCTTTCAAGATGAAACTAAAACTTTGAGGTCTTTATTATAGAGGGTAGATCTAAATTACTAAGCTTGTTGTCGTTTAGAAAGCAGGCCTATCAGATTACTTTTAATAAAGAGAGCGTTCACGCTCAAAGAGTGATTAAGGATCTGGCCAAATTTTGTAGAGCCAATTCTACAACATTTCATCCGGATGCAAGAATGCATGCAGTTTTAGAAGGAAGACGAGAAACTTTTTTACGAATTCAACAGTTCATTCAGCTCACACCTGAAGAGCTTTTAAAAATATTAGAATAGGGGAAAAGATATGGCAGACGTAGCAGCAGGCGGAACAACAATTCAATCAAGCGCAAGTGGCGCAACAGCAACAGTGGATCCGGCTTCACCAAGTCATGGAATGCCTGCAGCAGGAACAAGTACCGCCGCCGATTGGACTGCATCTCTTCCGGATGCGCAAAAAGCGTATGTCAGTTCAAAAGGTTTTAAAGATCCTGCCATGGTTTTAGAATCTTATAAAAATTTAGAAACATTAATGGGAGCTCCTAAAGATAGGCTTTTAAAATTGCCTGAGAAGTTTGATGCCCCAGAGATGGGTGAAGTTTATGATCGCTTGGGTCGGCCTAAAACTTCGGATGAGTACACGTTTGCAGCTCCGGAAGGAATGCAAGTTAATCAAGAGTTTTCAAAATTTGCTAAAGAGCTTTTTCATAAAGCTGGCCTTTCAAAAACCCAAGGCGAGCTTGTGGCTAATGAGTTTAATAAATACGCAAACGGAGATGCCGCTAAAAACCAACAAGCTCAAGCCCAACAATTGGCCACTGAGAAATCAGCACTTCAAAGAGAATGGGGAGCAGCTTTTGAAGATCAAACAAAGGCGTGTGGAAAAGCGGCTCAGACTTTTGGCCTAGGAAAAGAGGAGCTCACAAAACTTGAAAGTGCTTTGGGGTATTCAGCAACTATGAAGTTTTTGGCCCAAGTGGGATCAAAATTGGGAGAAGACTCTTTTGTAACTGGCGGTGAGTCTGGGTTCAAAGGGGCTCTGACTCCGGATGTGGCAAGGGGCCAGATTGCAGAACTAAAAGCCGATCAAGGTTGGGTCAGTAAATATCTAACCGGAGATAAAGAGGCAAGAAACCAGATGGAAAGATTGATGAGATATGCTCATCCAGAACCCGTTGATGGAATGCAATTTTAAATCTGGACTAAATATTTCTTGACGGTTTCCGAGTTAGTTGTTGGATTAGAAGTATGGGAAAGCTTCCGGGAACCTCGAAAGAGGCCGGATGACAGTGGGAAAGACTGCGCCAATGCCTTCGGGTTTAAAGGAAGGTATGAAGTTGGTCCTGTGAGTTAGCGGATAAGGTTTCTAACGAAATCCCCGCTTGTCGATCAGATAAGCCCTTCGAAAACGATATCAACATTAACGTTTTTGGGAGGGACATCATGTCCGTAAATTTACCTACATTTTATGTGAATCAGTACGCTACAAACGTACAATTACTTCTTCAGCAAAAAGGATCTAAACTCCGTCCACACGTAATGTCTGGAAGCCATGTTGGTCAACAAGCATCTCCTGTGGATCAAATCGGTGCAGTTGTAATGCAGCCTGTGACCCAGCGCTTTGCGCCTATTGGTCGCGTTGATGCATCCACTGATCGTCGATGGGTATTCCCCAGCGATTTTGATTTGCCACAAATGATTGATAGCTTCGACAAGCTTCGCTTGTTGATTGACCCTCAATCTCATTATGTGACAAACGCCGTGCACGCAGCTGGCCGTCAATATGATGACTTACTTATCGCTGCTCAATCTGGAACCGCTAAAACAGGCGTTTCAGGAGCCACTTCAACAGTTCGATTGTCCGGTAACGATGTTGCCGTAAACTTTGCTTCAAGCTCAGACGTTGGTTTGACTGTTGCAAAAATCAGAGAAGGCAAACGCCTTTTGATGAAAAACCAAGTTGATCTTGAATCAGATGAAATTGTCTGCGTTGTAAATGCTCAATTGCATGACAACCTTTTAGCTGAAACTCAAATCATCAGCATGGATTTTAACGACAAACCTGTTTTGGTTGACGGCATTGTGAAGAGATTTTTGGGAGTAAACTTTGTTTACTGCGAAAGATTGATTTTAGATGCAACAGACACGGACGCAACTCTTTGCCCCATGTTTGCTAAATCAGGAATGTATCTTGGAATTTGGAATGACATGGCCACTGACATCAGTCAGCGTAAAGATATTTCTGGACTTCCTTGGCAGACATATTTGTACATGACCGCAGGAGCTACAAGGCTTGAAGAGAAGAAAGTCGTAACCATTCTCACAGAGCAGTCATAATTAGAAACTTGTATTTGGTGGGGATTAATCTCCCCACCTTAATTTAAAAGGAGAGTAACCATGTCTGTAGCGACAATAAAATCAACTCAAATCACAAACCGAGACGCGTCTCCGGAAGTGTTGAATAACGCAAGTGCAGCTGAAGGTTCTATAGTTGAAGCCATTGGCGTTTGCGCCGTAGGTGCAACTGATACCACCGGATCCACTTATCGTTTTTTATCCATTCCTTCAAACGCAAGAATTTCAAGTGTTCAGTTATGGTCAGACGCTAGCGCTGGCGCAAACATGACTTTGAGCATGGATTTATACGACACCACTGCAAACGCAGGTGCGATCGTTAAATCAGGTTTCTTTAAATCTTCTCTAGATCCCTCGACAAGATTTGCCGCATCTGATGCCACATTTACCGCATCAGGAGCCGGAACAAATTTGATGTCTGGAGCTGAGAAAATGGTTTGGCAGAATCTCTCCGGAGTAAGTTCAGACCCCAATAAATGGTACGATGTTGTTGTAACTTCGGGTGCAAACAACTCTACCACTGGTTTTAACTTGATCGTTAAAGTTGCGTATTCAGTTTAATAAAAAGGGGATCTTAAATGGGAGTTGCAAACACTAAATCTACCGGCATTACAAACTCTGATGCCGGGTTTCCTTCGGTTCATAACAATAACTTTTTAGTTAAAGGCCCTGTGTATTGTGCAGCTGGAACTGCGGCAGTAGTCGCAGCCGACACAAGTGGAAGCGTTTATCGTTTTGCTCGTGTTCCATCTGGATGCAGAGTTCATGGGATGAGAATATTTTCAGATGCCATCAGTGGAGCCACAAGCGCCACAGTTGGACTTTATAATATTCAAGACACCGCTGGAAATCAGGGATCGGCAGTAAGTGCTGCTTTGTTTGCAACTGGCATTGATTTGTCGGTCGCTCAAACAGAGCCCTACGATGTTATTTTTAACAACCTTGGCATTTCCAATGTTGAGAAAAGACTGTGGGAGCTACTCGGATTATCGGCAGATCCAATGATAATGTATGACATTTGCGTTGTTGGAACGACATTAAGTTCAAGTTCCGGAAATATCGCAATGCAGATTGAATTCACAATTTAAGGAGAATTTATGGCAAGTGCTTTTTACGGATTAAACAGGGGACAAACTGGAAGAACAAGTGCTGCTGGAACTCAGCAAGTTACTGAAAGCGCCACTACTACTGGATCCACTGATGTTGAAGTTAGAATAGATCTAACTAAAGGTCTTACAAAAGCTGAAATCCTAATCCTAGTGGAAAGATTGAAAGAGTGGATTTTAAAAAACCAATCTAAGTTTCTGTCTGATTTATAAAGGGAGTTTAAATGGCAAAGCTTTATGTAACTGAATATTCAACTCAACCTATTGTTCGAACTGGACAGATGGGTGGTATGGGTCAAGAGCCTTGCATCGTCAACGCTAATAGCCCAATTAGTTTTAGCACACATGCCGAGAGTGCTGCTTTTAATGCGAACACTAAGTTTATCAGAGTTCACACCGACGCTATTTGCTGCATAAAAATAGGACCTGCTGTTACGGCGACTGTTAATGATGCGAGAATGGCTGCAGGCACTACCGAATATTTTGGTGTTAGACCTGGAGATATAATCTCCGTGGTTTCTACTACATAAAAAGGGAGATTGAAAAATGGCTTTTGGAAATGTAATAGCTCCCCCACCGGCTTTAGCGGTGCAAGAGGTTAAAGACTTAATCGCTCTCATCACTGACCCTAAAAAAGCAAGTCAGCTGCTGGCTCAAATTGAAGCGTCTGTTAAAAGCGCAAACGAGGCAGTCAGTGCTCAAAATGACAAGAGCTTAGAGATCAGTAATGGTCTTAAAATGATTGAAGCTCAAAAAGCTGATTTGTTAAAAAGAGAGAGTGAAGTCGCCGGTAAATTACAACTGGCTCAAGATACGGCATCAAACTTTGATGAGCGAGAAGTGGCTCTAATAGCAGGAGAGCATGAGCTTGAGGCTCAACAAAAGAACTTCTCTAGTGAATACGCTTCTGTAATGAATGATCTGAA